TATCCAAACAATCTGCTAGATAAATGTCTCGGTTAATCAATGGTTGAATGGTGTTAACTGTTTGCCAATAACCATCGGCAACTGTGGACTTATTCCAAGGTGTAACATACAAACGAGCTGTAGTGCCGTTGTCATAGACGTGCATATATGAATTTAAGTGAGAACTTGTAGCTGTATTTTCTTCTGCCATTATATACCTCTTTTTCTCATATATTTATACGAAAAAACCTCTATCTCATAAAGGATAGAGGCTCAATATAACAAACAACAAATTTATCCTAATAAATCTAATAGAGCTTGTCTTGCTTGTCCAGGACTTTCAAATTTGATACCGAAACCACCTGCCAAAACAAATGATTCTATATTTTTTCCGAAATCGTCAATTAGTAAACTTTGGTTATTTGCGTATTTTGCTTTTGCTTTCCCTGTCTTAACAATGTAAATGTTTTTATTTGGAACTTTAGTATTAGCCATAAGCCATTCTATCTTACCATTAACACCATCGCTGTAATTAACTTGTGATAGAATACACAAATCTATACCTTCTTCATCGCAAAACTTTTCTAGCCATTTATAAAATTTCTGCCCTTCATTAGTCCAGGCCATATTTGCCCAAAAGTCAATTCCTGCTGAATGTACTTTTTCCCAATCTACTTTGTAATGTTCAATAGCATCTATATCTTTGCAAGCTCCGCAAAAATCACAAATTACACCGTCCATATCCAAGTATATTGTATTGATATTCTTACTATTACGCATACTATATTTATAATATAGAAAAAATCCCCATTTATATAGGGGATTTTTATTTTTATAAACTGTAATTTAAGATTACTTATTTGGGCAGGCGTTGTGAACCTTGTTGTCAATGAACAAACCAATTTGAGAAAGCAAATCGGAGAGTGTCTTGTTATACTTTTCAGCAACACCGGTTCTTATTTCCTGGCAATACTTAATGTAGTCATCTTCGGATTTGAAGTCTGTTGGCTGAACAAGCTGCTTTGTAGCATATTCAAAGATACCTTCACCAATTTCATCACCGAGTTTACGCAAACCAAGCTTCAAAGAAGTTCCATTTACATAATTGCTAAGGATACCGCTCTTACCCTGTGGAGCCTGTTGCTGTTGTGGCTGTTGCTGTGGCTTTGGAGCATCAGCATCCAAACCATCCATTGTAACACCTTCTTCGTTCAATTTGTTGTGATAATAATTTTTGAAATCCATTGTATTTACTCCTAAATTTTTATTTTATTTATGATTAAAAGTTTTCGTCATCTTCATGAGCCAAGGTTTTACAAATATCTTCCAAGTCTTCGCTCATTGAAAACTTTGAACCGTGTGTACCAACAATGTATTTCCACAATTTACGATATTTGTCATTTTCGTCTAAATTCTTGTAGTAATCTGTATTTCTAAGTGCTTTCAAGGCTTTATCAGCTTTGATTTCAGCCATCAAATCATTTTCTTTGTTTTCGTGTAAGAAGGTTCTAAACTCATTCTTCAATTCGGTTTCTTCAAACAATTTATCCATAGCCTTGTTAAATTTAGTTTCGTCATAGTTCAAAGTCAAATCAAGAATATCGCCATATTTGGCTTCGCAAGCATCTTCAGTCAAAGAAAGTTTGTCGGCAACAAATGTTAGCAAGTCAGCATAGTTTTCTTCTATATCGGTAGACTCTTTTAACAATGCTACTTTGGTTAAATAGGAATCAATGGCTCCTTCCAATGTATCTCTTGTGATTTGTGGAACTGTATACTGTTCGTAAGATTCCTTATAGATTTCTTTCTTTGCCTTCTTATACTCAATGAGCATATTCTTAACAATGGCTGCTACTGTGGCAACATTGTTTGTTGGTTTTGCTTTGAATGAGGTCTTTTTCATCAAAGCAGCGAACTTTCCACGATTTTTAGATTCACCACCTAACTTAATGGATATTTCGCCACTACCCAAAATCTTGATAGAACCAATTTTTGCTTTACCAATTATGGATCTGTCAATAATATCATAAGTACCATCGTCAAATTTTTCAATACCAAACCCAGTATTAGTAAAGATTTGTAAAATCTTTGTTATAAATTGTGATTGTCTATTTTCCATAATTCAAAAACTCCATTTTATATAGTATTTATATAATTTCGTTATTTTCTGTTGAAACTTGAGAAACCCAAGGAGCATCTTTAACAACTGTGCTACCAATTTGAGCATCTTTCGTTCCAAAGAACAAGTTATCACTAAAATCACCAAATCCTTTTAGGTTTTCAAATTCTTTAATGAATGTTCCACCAAATACACCTGGTGTTTTAACAGTTCCGTCAGGATTTAATTCGCCTGGCTTAATTACATAGTTTGGGTCATACCAAATCTGGTAAATTCTATCACCCGACATGGTTGGATGAAGAATATCACCGCTATTGGCAGTCACTTGCCAGTACTTGAGCACAGCGCCGTCTCTATGTAGAGCATCGTAGGTTTTATCATTCCAAGCAACTGGGGCAGTGCTGCTCAGGGACGTCAAAACCTGGTTATACCCATTCCAAACGGCAGAAGTATTATCGTTGTATATATCCTGTGTTAATAAAAGTTTACTTCCTGTAGGATAATTGGTGATATCTGGCAATTCTTCGTATTTGTATTCGTAATGAATACCATAATCTGTTGTTTTTGGTGCTGGTTGTTCTGTTTGTGGCAATAAAGCAGAAACACGACCGATTTTAGTACCGAATTGGTAATCCAAATCGTGTCTTTCTTTGAAATTACCAGTATAGTTACCCATCATTTTTTCATTCCAATAATTCTTATCACCATTTACACCCAACTGGGTAATGATTTCGTCAATGATATAGGTATCTTTAATGGTCTTATACAACCAGGCTTCAATGGTGAACTCAAATGATACAGTTATTTCTCTTTTATCTTCTTCACCAAAATCCTGGGTCAATTCTTCCGAGATACTATCCAATTTCATCTTGATAGAACGGCGTTTGTTTATGAACCAAAACTCCTTCAAATCAAAATATGCTTCAGGGGCAAATCTTGATAGGACTTGTTCTTCAATTTGGTTAGCATCGGATATATGCTCACATTTGGCTTCCATACTAATTGTTATGTTGTATGGAACTGGGTGAACATCGGCCCAAAACTTGTTTGCCATTATGTAATCCACACCATTTACTTCAAAGTATTTGTTGTAGAATCCTCTTGACTCACCGGCACCGGAATATCTTTCACTAGCAAATGCCATACCGGTCTTACGATATGTCATATTTGGTAATTGAATATAGTATTTCTTACCACTTTCTTGTTCAACACGAAAATCGTGTGATTTCATTCTTGGACCGTACTTTAATGGGACCTGAATTTGCTTAATTGGTTCGCCTTTTTCATCATAACGAATTACAAATAGGTCATTAAAGAAATTACCAAACCCAATCATTGCTGCTCTGATAGAATCAGCAAAGAAATAGTTAGCTGGGTAGCCACCACTTGGATGACCATCAATCCAACCCTTCTTGAAATTATGGGTGGATGGGTCATATTTAGGATTACTGATATTTTGTGGATTATTTTCGGTCCAATTACTCATATTGTATTTATTATAATGATACGATATTCATATACTTTATAATTGAGTTTACTTTATCCATATCTATATCAAAATGGTATTTGTTTTTCATATAGTTAACTGTGTTCAAGAACCTTTCACTCTTTCCGTTTGTTTTAAAATCTTTGAATAGAGCAGTATCATCAGAACAACAATTAAAATCTAATTCAAATGGATTTAATAACGATATGTCCACAGTCAATTTAATGTTATTTTTCAATAGAAATGTATTTATCCAACATTCATCACATTTTGGTGTGGTTAATAGTCGGTCATTTCTGTATTGTTCACTATATGCTTCCATTGGAAATGTTTTTGGTGGTACAATACATTGTCCGCAAAAGCCGAGACTATATGGTTCGTGATAATTTTCAGTTCTTGGAATCCATAAATTAGTAATTGATTTACATTCTTTCGCCCTTTCAATCAAATCATTTATGTATCGTTTATCTTCGTCTAAACTTATAACTACATCTTCATAATGTTCGGGATAAACATACCAGCGTTTATGGCAAAATTCGTTTTTCTCAATCCATTTAAGTACAATACCATATTTACTGATACATTCTTCTAATGCTATTGGTAATTTATGGTCAGGAAATTCTTCAGTAGCCAACCACAAATAAAATATATCGGGTTTTTGTGTTTGGGTTTTGAAAAAGTAATCCATAAAGATAGGCATTTGATTTATTCTTTTAGTCCAACATGTCATTGTTACTACAGTCTTCATCGTCTACCTCAATTTCGTAATACTTTTTCAAAATAAAGTCTTCATTTAAATGTTCAATTTGCCATTTCAAATCAAAACATTCATCTCTGATTAAGTTCTTTCTTCTTTCTTCTAATTGGTAATATTCACTGTTTTTAATTTCATTATTACCAAATTTTATTATTGCATTATCCATTCGTTTTGATAATTCTTTATATAATTTTTGATAATGTTCATTTTGTTCCATTAAAAAAGACGCAGGTATAAGATTTATTCTATATTTTCTTTTACCAGTGCGTTCATATAATTTTTGTATCTCAAAACCTTGTAATATCTTTAACATATTAAAAATATAGATTTGAATATTTATTCAACCATTCATAGATTAATTCGTATGCTTTTTGTGGTTGTTCGTCTTTTGTAACATTTATTGACTTCATACCATTTATATCATCTGCTACAAACAAATAACTTCCACCTCCAAAATGTTCTATGTAATCACTTATTTTTATATTTTTATATGGTAATCCATTTTTTAACAAATCTTCGGTAAAAGCACCACCAGTATCATAAATTCTGTAATCATCAGATGTTAAACCCAACATTCTAGTTTCGTCAAAATAATTAATGTTAATTTTATTCAAATTAAAATACATTAAGTATGGTTCAATTCTGTTTTTAACATCGTAAAATTCACCAACACAAGCATAATCAGTATTAACTATATCAAATGGATTTGTTTTAAATAACACATCCGAATCTGCTAATAAAAGATTTTCTACACCTTTTATTTTTAATATCTTTAACATAAAATCTACCGATTTACAGTGCATAACAGAAGCCGATTTTGATATTTGTTTATCGTTTACATCTATAACGGCTCTAAATCCACTATCATCTACAATATTATAATACCATTTTGTATTGTTTATATAAAATATGTTATTGAAACCATACTTTATATACAAATCTATGTTAAATTTTGTGGAGTTTGAATTATCAAATACAATTAAAGAAAAATCATCTTGATTTGAGTGTTTATAAAGACTTCTCAAACAAGGATGTAAAAATAAATCACTATCGCAATTTATTATTAAGATAGCATTTTTCTTAAATTGAAAATCTGGTGAATGCCTAAAACAATATGGTGGTATTGTTTCCCATTTTTCCACCATATTGAAATAGTTTACATCTTTTAGGTTTAATTCGTTCATTATACCTTCAACATTCTGTCTTTGTA